TTGAACCCACTCGTAACAGGAGCTTGCGTATTGAAGTTACTTTGTGCAGATCTAACGCCAGTAGCAAAACCTGTGCGCGGATCGCGATTGAAGAAATCACCGAGATTCGCCATGCCCGTACCGCCAGCCTGTGCAGCCGTGCCGAACTTATCAAGGTTGGCCATACCAGTACCAGCAACCTGCGCCGTCTGTGCAGTTTGAGGCGTACCGAACTTGCTCAGATCCGCCATGCCTCCGCCACCACCACCCTGAAAATACTTCTGCAAAAGCCCGCCAGCGCCAGATACATCCGAAGGGCCTTGGCCACCCAGCGCACCACCAAGAGCTTGCTGGAATCCCTGCTGCTGCATGCCGGGCTGCTGTGCATTATTCATGCCCTGCGCCATGCCGCCCTGAAGTTGCTGATTCAGAAACTGGTTCCAGTTGTTCGCAGTTCCCGTTGCAGTTCCGCCTCCGACTTGCTTAGTTGTAGCTCCCATCCTTCAAATCCTCCGGAAGAAGTCCAAATAAATGCGTATCGAACCAACGATCCTTCCACCATGCTGACTTCCGCTTCCTTCCTTCTAGCCTGAATCCGCACTTCTCTACGAACAAGCGGACACGAAGGCCAGCATAAGTAGGAATGTATGCGTTTAGTCGTACGAACTTGTAGTCATCGAAGAGCCTCTGAGCCATAGCACGAACGAGTCCATCTCTTCCCTTGTGTCGTCTATCGAAGAAAGAGTAGTGTACGTTCGCCTCTGTGTCCGTGATGTCGTTAACATAGAACATGCCAACGAAGTCATCGACGATCCAGATAAGGCCCATCGGCTCTGCGTCACCGGATAGGTTCTGCGTAATGAAGAACGAAGTGAAGTCCTCAAGATTATTGAGAGGTCTTCCGAATAGAACTGGAAACTGCTTGGCCTTCTCATAAAGCTTGAGAGTATTCTCTCGCGTGAAGGAGAAAGGCCAAACAGTCCGTTCCACTTCGCCTTCTGGTTCCTTGCAAATAACCTTCATTCGTTCTTGTCCTCGGGAGTTGCAGATAGGTCGATCTTGAATTCCAGAAGCTTGAAGTCCCCTTCCGAGCAGCGAATGCGAAACTGATATTCGTTAGCGCGGACGAGCTTTGTGAAATACATCCTCGTACGCCCTTGCGTTCCATCGAAGGCTACAGTCTTGTACAGCGTCCAGCCGGTGTTGTTCTTACGGTATGTAATATTGAACGATCCAGAACGAATGGGCTCGAAGAGAATCATGAGTCGAGATACCATCTGATCACCGGAAGGAATCCGGAAGATCTTAGATCGCCAGTCGAACTGCTCAATGCCTAGATCGCTCTGAGGATCTTCGTATTTCAGAACTCCGTTCGTATAGCCGATGTAGTTCACCGGAGGAGAAGCAGCCGTGACGCCAATGTCATCATACGTCGCGACAGCAGCCTGAAGTTCTGCGTACGTTCCCGTGAGCTGATCGTAGTTCAGGCGAGAGACGCCGCCGTCCACAGGATAGACGCCATACGCAGATTCCTTGTCATCATATCCCCAGGAATTCGTATCGAAATTATAATGGAAGATTCGTGTGTTCGTGCTGCTGGTGCTAGGAATCGTTAGGAAGTATGTGTTGTTAATCTGATCGTAAGAACCCCAGACTAGATCTCTATCCGTGATTGCGCCGATGATATTATTCTTGATCGCATCTCCGATGGGACGAGGAGAAGCTCCCACTTCGTAGACGTATACTTGGTTCGTCCGGTAATCATACCAGACAATACCATTCCTCGTTTGCGTCGCCGAGCTTGGCGTGTCGCAGCCCACATAAGGGAAAGCCGCCTGGAAAGCAAACGGATTCGAGGCAACAGGCCTCCTCGTTGCAATCCATAAAGAACGTTCCCGAAGAATCAGCATCACCGACGCGAAGCCGAAGAGCCCAGTAATGGGGTCCGCGTAATCTGACTGCGCTTCCACAAGTGGGGTACTGCCCGCCGAGATGTCGTTCGCTGGATTCCATTCTGTAAAATTGAAATCTCCTGACCATGCGATCAAGACTGGGTTAGCAGCAGAAACGGGAGACGCCGCAGAGGTTACGCGATTTGCAGCAACGATGCGATTGAAGAAAGCGCAGATGTACTTATACTTCGTGTTGATCGTAGTAGAAGCACTAAGCGCAGCGAAGCTGGAAGGCGTAGCGTTTAGAACTTGAATCTTGTCTGCGCCGTTGTTCGTGAAGATGAAGTAATCGCTTGAAGCGTCAGCAGTCTGCACGAAGCGAATACCATCCTGCGCTGAGCCATTCAGCGTGCCCGTGACCTGCGTGTATGTTCCAGCGGAATACTTATCTACGCGATCCTCGGAGAAGCGAAGCAGCACAGTAGTACCGTCGAAGCGATACCATTGCGTGTACATCAGAACGGGCTTCGTATCCGGAACAGTTCCAGCCAGCGTTGCAAGGCCCGGAGCCTTCTTCGTAAAGTCAGCCTTCGTGCGTCCGTTTGCAAACACCGAAGCCTGAGGATTTGGAAGATCCGCAGGATCAATATACGAGTTCATGCCTCCCGTGATGCGAGTCTCTACGAGAGGCTGCTCGACGGGAGTTTGTACATCTAGGATGGGAATGCGAAGCTTGCTCACAGGACTTGCCTCCACTTGCCCAGCATGTAACACCACTTGTGAGCTGCGCCATTCGTGAGCTTTACAGCAGAAGAAGAGTGATTCACGATGTTCGCGTTGTCCGCCACTTCTGTATGCCCTTCTCCAAGAAGAATGATCTCCTGTCCTTCTTGACCGTACAAGAAGTTCGTGATGACAGTCTTCGTAGTATTGGAGAAGTGAAAGCGTGTCTTGTTCAGAGCATCTACGATCACAACTCCAGGTTCCACCTCTTCGAGCGGTTGCTCGGGAAGTTCTGCGAACTGTACAGTTCCTTCAAACCGTACTGGGTCCGCTATTCTTAATTGATTTCCGGTAGGCGTCGATAGCTCGTTTCTCCATTCGCTCCGTTCGGAGGAGCCATCCTCGGAGGAACCGCTTGTCTTTTGTACGACGCTCTGCGAGACGTCTGTAAAACCCCCTGCGCTCGTCAGAGTAGGCCTTGATGAGATCCTCTCCATTCTTTTCCTCTGCGGCCTTTAGCGTAGCCGGTCCGATGATTCCATCTTCCTTAACTCCCAAGCACTTCTGTAGCGTGACTGCTGCGCGCTTGTTCCCAGCATTCACAGCAAAGTCGAAGTGCGTGAGATTCAGTCCGACTGGAAGCCTGTCTGCTCTGCAATCAACCCAGATCTTTTCGTAGATCTCGGAAGTCTCTTCGAGCGTGAGATAAAGAACATGCCTGCGATCAAACTTCTTAGCATCGCGGTGCAGATCGTAGGTGCTTTGCGTGATGCCGCGATTCGTAGCGCCGCCGGAGTCACTCGGATCGTTAACGTATCCGCCTTCTTCTTGAAGGATGTGCGGCAAGAAATCAACAAGCACTAGTCATCCTCCTCTAGTTCAAGCTCTGGTACTTCGCCATGCCTTGCTGCTTGCTGCAAAGAAAGATTCTCCACTCTGCGCTCTAGGCGCCGAAGGCGTGAACGCATACCATTCTTTCCGTCCACGCCGATCAAGACTGTGCGGAGAGTGCGAAGTTCCTCAAGGGCTAAGCGTAGATTGTTGACGATCCAAGCTCCGAGAGGAATGATCGCAATCTCGATGACAGTCTTGATGATATCCCATGTCGGGGTTTCGGCGGTCATATGATTTGTTCGGCTGACGGCGTTCCATAGACCCCACCAACTTCAAGACTGAAACGAGCCTTCGTATATGAAAAAGGATTAGCTGAAGTAAAGATAGCTGAGTTGACTATTAATACAGTCCCACTTGTTGTTTGAACAGAAGTATAAACATTATACCAACCAATAGAACCAACAGAAAGATAAAGTTGAAGATGTAGATTCTGCGGTACAGAAATATTTGTTATATCAACCGAAGCGTCAATATCTAAATCATAAAAAGAACCAGATCCAGTATATACCCATTGCAAAGTATTCCATGTAGCAGAAGTAATATCTCCGGGTTGAGCAGAGGGAACAAATCTAGGAAACATTGAAGTTCGTGCCTCCCAGAAAAGCAAGGCCAATAGTCGAGCTGTACGGAACGACACTAATCACAGTCACACGATTTGCAGTAGTGACTAGAGTTGGAGCAGTCCCAGACGACCAACGAATCCCGGAAGGCCAAGTGATCGTACGCCCACCCGTACCATCCTGAATGAGAATCAAAACATACGACGTACCCGGACGCATGTTGGAAACAGTAAACGTCACGTTCCCGGTAAGCGTAGCCTTGATAAAGTTTCCACGCACGTCGAAGTCAATTGCAGTCGTGCCGGTGATATTTCCCATATCCACAACTGCCTGAACTGCCTGCTTTCCAGCACCGTAGAAGTCCGCTACGCCCTTGATCTTCGAAGGAAGAATTGGATCATCCGTGGCCCAAGTAACACCAAGCACATCGTCCAGACGCTCGTTGTAAGCCGTCTTGATGTCTCGCATATCATCATCTACCGTAGCTGGAGCAGAGCCAGCAGGAACGGTTGGATCAACTCCATTCGTGTTGGCGTACGCCATTACGGATACCTCCGACGAATGACCCGAAGGCCACTATAAATGTGATCCTCCTCGTTCTTGTCTTCTTGCGTATCGAGAACTTGCATGAAGACAGCTTGCTGGTTCTGCGCTGCGGTTCCACGGTTCCAGTCGCCCCTAGCAAAAAAGCCCCGGCTGATCGCACCCCAAAGGATGACTTCATGCCATTCTTGAGGTGCTTCAGGCCCGGAGCTTTGAATGTCTTGGAGCGTCTTCAGATACTTGATGTTTACGAGATACTGCTTATCCGGAACAGGATCGAAGATGAGCTGTTGCTCTCTCGTAGAATACTTCGTAGGCTGACCGCGCATGTCCGTAGAATCATCCTGAATCTCGAACATGTTCCAGTCGTCGATCTTAATAAGCGAATCCCAGTCCGAAGTGCTGCCGTCTGTAGGCTGGATGACTACTCGTTGAATCACATCCAGAGGAACGGAGTTCGTAGTGGGAATACTGTATGCTCGCGTACCTGCGGTAAGAGTAAGAGTGACTGCTCCTTCGCGCTCACGGAATCGAAGCTGAGAAGAAACTGACCACCATGCTCTGTTAAGAAGCCTGTCCGCATCTGTGTCATCTAGGTCCGTTACGTCCATGCCCAGATGCGTACGCAGGTCTTCACGGAGAAGAGCTAGTGTGAGAGGCATGCGTAGACCGTAATAGAAGTTTCGGTGCCAGCCTTATCGCAAGAGATGTACACTTGCGTGGCGGAAGGAAGATCCAAGTCCTCATGTAACCCCACGGACAAATCAGGTGTATTCACCCGGAGGCACGAATCGGCGTGGTTCGAAGAGAATTTCCATCGACCCGAACGCAGGGTTACACGAGGATACTTGACATCCTCAGATCGGCGAGCAGTTACAATTAGGGGGATACGCATCGTGAGGATTAGAAGTGCTGAATGAGGATCTTCACCTCTGCACCGGCAGAGGCCTGCGTGGTAAGAACAACGCCCAGACGCTGATCAGCAGTCGTACCGGGAATGATGCGGCCAGCAGTCGCGCCGGACGGAACGGCGTTGAAGTTCGTGCCGGCGGTGAAGCCGGAAGCACCAACGATAGCACGCGCAACGCCAGAGATCTGCACCATCACAGGACGACCAGACGTAGCGGCAGTCGTACCAACAGCATCCTCAGTACGATAGCCATTCTGCTCGCCGCCAACAACGAAGCCCACGAAGCCAACATAGTTGGCAGCAGTCGCAGACTTATCAACGATCCCAACGCCGGAGAGGTAGACCGCATCACCAACCAGCAGCGTAGTGCTGCTGGCGGTGAAGAGGTGAACGATGCCGCCCGTAGCGTTAGACGTAAGGTTGTTGGAGTCGCCCCGGATATTGACCCAAGAAAATCCAGTAGGCGTATCCATGATTAAGCACTCGCGTTAGAGCCGTACCAAGCGCGCCAGTTGTAGAACCAGATGATCCAGCGGCCACGCGCCTTCACCTTCGCAGCGTCAACCTCGTTGTCGTACCAATCCGTCATCGTGATGGCCTCACGGTTCAGGAAGTGGCAGTCATTCAGCTCGCTGTCGTAGATGAAATAGTGGAAGAGATTCGTCATGTACGGATTGACGATGATCTCAGACGGCTTGAAGTTCCGACGAATCGGATTGTCTTGGTTGTTCGCCGTGAACGGCTCCAGCGACGACTCAAGAATCTGGTACGCCTTGTTCACCTGCCCCTGATCGTTAGCGATCATGAGCTTGTTCGGCATCACCATCATCGGATCGCCGTTCTCGTTCTTGCACTTGCGAGCAAGATCCATCAGCGCGGTGAAACCAGCGACGGACAGCGAGACGGCGTTCGTCGGACGGTTCGCAACGGTGGTGGTAGCGTTGATCAGAGTGTGCGCGGTGTTCAGCAGGGAGAGATTGTCCATGCCCTTGAAGTTCGTGCCGTTGAAGGCATCGTCAATCAGAGCAACGGACGCATACTCCTTCGTGTACATCGCAGCCTCGGCAAGCCACTTCGCACCTTGATTCAGCTTGCCGTACTGATCGTCATCAATGGCTTCCTTCGAAAGAAAGTAGCCAGCCTTGTAGGTCTTGTCAACGGCCATGACCTTCGGACCGGACACGACCTCCTGATAAATCACAGGCTCAAGCTCACGGCTCTGGAGAAGCCGGTTCGGCCCCACAACCGTAGTAGCCGAGATCTCAGGAAGATTGTGCGACCCCTCCTTGAGATACTTGTTGTACATCAGGGGAAACTTCTTAACAGTATCCTGGAAGTCCTTGCGAAGTCCAGGACGTGCAAGAAGGCGATGCTGCTGGATCATCGACATTGTGTGTTATCCTTTAAGCGTAGAGGGTGGACTGGAGGAACTTGAAGTAGACGCGACCCGGAGAGTCTACCGAAGTATCGAAGCCGATGACAGTCACCACGACGTTCGTGGTATCCGCCTCATCCACAGTCCAAGTGCCATCCGACTGACGAACCAGCCCGTAATCCTCACCGACGTTCGCATTGTCGGGAGTCACAAGAGCAGACGTGCCGTTGGAAAGCTGACCGAAGAACACAACGTCACGGCCAGCAACGAACACAGGCACGGTGTTGGCGCGGCCAGTCACGGTGACAGGCGAATCGCCCGCATCATAACCGAAAGCAGAGCCATCAGCAGCGCCAGCAACGCCAACGATCAGCGTCACATCGTTCGTGTCAAGCTCGTCAACCTCGCCAGCGTTGATCGTGAGCGGAGCGCCAATCACGAAATCCTCACCACTCTTCACGACATAGTGACGAGTCGAAGTGGTGCCGCCGCCCTCAACGTGCGAAGGACGAAAAGGAAGTGCTACAGCCATTTGTTGTTACCTCGGTAGATGTGCTTGGAGTTCTGAGCCAGAGATTCGGCGACCAGCGGAAGAATCATTCTCAACTCCTAGCCCAAGCTGTGCAGCGTAGGCACGATATCGCTCATTAGCAACATCAGAGTTG